GCAGCCGTGGCACTGGTAGCCGCCTCTGATGCCTTGGTTGTGGCTGTACTAGCCGATCCAGCGGCAGCGGTAGCACTGTTTCCAGAGGCTGTGGCCGATGTAGCAGATGCAGTGGCAGATGTAGAAGAGGCTGTTGCAGAAGTGGCAGCGTTTGTAGCAGATGTTCCAGCAGCCGTGGCAGAACTTGCAGCAGCCGTGGCAGAAGCAGCCGCAGCCGCACTTGTTCCAACCCAAAAAGAAGCATTTGAAGCAGGGATCTTATTAAGATTGCTGTTTTGTAGTGACGTATAAAGTATACCGTCTGGGCCAACAACATTCTGATGAATAGAATATGTCTGTGTCGATAGCCAAGCAAACGCCAAAGAAACCCAGAAAGCTGTTTGAGTCGCTGGATTTTGATTAAGGTTATTGTTCTGCAAAGACTGAAACTGTGTTGTTCCTAAAAGAACTATATCTCCAGCACTATAAGTAATACCTGAAGACCACTGGATGCTGTATAAAAGCGTCCAGAATCCTGACGTAGTTGTAGGATTGTTGTTTTGATTACCGTTAGCCAGCGAGCGATAGTAAACGCCATCACTGCCTATAACAACTGCGTTAGCTGAGTAGATTGTTGTAGCTACCCAAGCATCACCAAAGTTAGTGCCTGTCTCACCAATAGGATCTCTAACAAGAATCTGCACATCGTTCTTGTCAGTAAGAATGCCTTTGGCGTTACCGTTGAAAAAGATGTTTGGCTGACGGCCTGCCGCTGTGAGGATTACAGGATTCGTGTTTGGAATCGTTAAGTTAATATCAGAAAAAGTATCCTTAGCTGTAGTAGTTCCTGACTCGTAGAAGTACAACTTACCACTGCCAAGAGGATCGCCGCCATCGTCAAAGTATTGTGCGTTTATTTCACCGAATCTAGCCATTACCTATTTCCTCGAATATTTTCCATTTCTCGTTCATAGCCTGATAAAACTTCAGGCGCAACGGTAGAAGGCACTGTTGCAGAGGTAGTCATTGGAGTTTTCCCTGTAGCCATTCTTGTTACAAGCGATTCCCCAGCTTCTTCTGTTGTTTGCTCTAATCCTCTGCGAGCAATTGCAGCTGGAATAGCTACAGTTGCTGTAGCTACAGGATCAGCTAAATAACTACCAAAACCTAAAGCTGCCATCAATCCACCAGAAGTAGGATCTAACTTTCCAAAAATTCGTCCTAATTGTTCTTGAGTAGTAAATTCAACAAAATTTCTCATTGCCTCTTCTTCTGCAGCATCAAAAAATCTCATTTCTTTTGGGTTATTTAATATATTATTTACAACTTGCTTATACCTATTAATGGTGTTTCCACCAGAACCAGAAGCCTCTGCTGACCTTCTTGCTTTATCAAAAGCAGCATCAATAAGCTCTGCTTTCTTATATTTTGAATTAGCAAGACGAGCCGCTTTAATTATAGTCCCATCTCCAGTACCAAAATTTTGAATAGTGTCATCAACTAAATCAACTAAATCTCTAATTGTTTGATCTGCGTAACCAGATTTTTTATAGCGATCAAACATTGCTCTTCTTATTTTTTCTAATTGAATAAGATTTGATGGTCTTTTGCTGTTTCTTTTTAATATATTTAACGCAGCTGTCATCTGGTCATCGACTGTAGGATCGTAAGAAGCGCTATCAGCAACCAACCTTCTTGCCTTATTGTACAAAGACTTCACAGCAGGAACGTCATAAACAACACCAGATTCTGTGGCTCTTTTATAAATGTCATTTTTTAATTGTCTTGCTGTTTTTACGGTAGGCTTAGTATCAAATTGCTCCATTCGCCTACCAAAAGATCTTCCTATGCCTCTAACTGCAGGAGCTGCAAAGTTTAAAAATACTTGACCACCGCCACCAAAAATCGCAGATGGTATTGCTAATTCAAAAGCAGACTCTAGTCTTTCTCCTGTTTCTCCAGTGTTAAAGCCATAAACAGCGCCTCCAATTCCAGATGCGGCTGATGTCTTGGCTATGCTTGGAGATGTACCAACAGGAATTTTTGTTGCTGGAGACATAGACGCAATAACTTTTGGCACTCCTTTTGCGATAGCTCTTTCAATTCCAACGCCTGAAGCAACTGCTGGTACAGCTTCCATAAAAAATGACTCAACAGGTTTTTCTTTTTGATATTGCCCTATAATATCTCTAGTAAGACCTAAATAATCCTCATAAGCCTCACCAAAAGGACGCTGCTCTTCTCCAGCAACAAGCCTTTTAACTTTTTCTCCTCCAGCAGCAATTCCAGCAGCTATATTTTCTGCTGCACCTAAGCTCATTCCTCTAGCTGCCGTAGCCGCTCTTGCTCCTTTTGGAATAAAGCCTTCTGCATAAGTAGATTCCGTAGGCTTGTATCCTGACTGTTCTGAAAACTTTACCATCTCTTTAAAATCGTCATTAGACAATCCGATAGAGTCTGCATACAGTCCCATTGGCATTTGATCTTTATAAGACTTATTCCAAAGACCAAAGGCTAATTGACCGTTTGGAGTGTCAATATAATCTGGGTATTCTTGTCGAAAAGCATTTAGTTTATCACTCATCAAAATAATCCTAATGGGTCTGGGCCTTGGCTTGACGGAATTATAATGCCGTATTTTTCCCTATCTTCTTCAGAGTAAGACGCTGCTTTTTCCATTACAGCAACATACAAGTCTTCCAATCTGTTCAAGTTGTAAAGCAATTGATCAACAGATTGAGCCGCAGCAATGCTTCCAAGTGTTGCTCTTAAATCTCTTAGCTCATTTTGCGTTATGCTCCCGAGAGCACCGCCAGTTTTGCTTTCCGCTCGCATTTGTCCTAACGCTTCAAACTGAACATTAGCCCCAATAGTAGTAGAAAGCTCTCTTGCATCAAAAGCAGGAGTACCAGCAATTCTTCCAGCTATTTCTCCACTAACTCCCGTAACAGGAGTAAGTAATCCTTGGTTTTCAATTAATGTTCTGTATCTAGCTATGTCTTCCAAAACTATTCCACCAATGGTAGATTTTCTTCCAGCTGCAAGTCCTGCTCTCTCTTGATCAGCATCTAGTACTGCTTGAACTGCTGCTTCATCAGTAGCCGCTGGACCTCCAGCAATTGCTTCTAGCTTAATAAGATTATTATCGTCATCATAAATTCCTTTATAACCAGAAGGAATTGAAGCTGGGTTTCTGATAGTAGTAGTGCTTGTAGCTCCACCCATGTACTCAGGCTTATTAGTTTTTATGTTAAATCTGTAAGGAGCGTCAGCAGGAAGCCTATAGGATGCAAGCTCTTCAGAAGACATTGGCCTATAACTATCCTCAGTTGCAGATGTAAATCCAGCAACAGTCTGTGCCGTTGGAACACCGCCCAATCTTTGAGTAACCATCTGGCCTTTATCTGTAAGCATCTTTGGGTCAATAGTTTGCTTAGGCAAAGAACTTAGGAAAGTATTGATTTCTCCCATAACTATGTCTGGCCTGCCGCCTACAAGAGCATCTCTAAGCATCTTGGTATCTGAGGTATCTTCTCCTAGCCTCTCAAGAATATTCATGCGATCAACAAGAACGTCTACAGCTTTAGGTATATCTTCGCCTTGTATAGCTTTTTGGATAGCCTCAGCGTCCATAATAGTGCCTTGGAGCAACTGTTGTTGCCTGCGCTGTCTAGGTGTAACAACTTTTTCTCCCAGCATATCGCCAGCAAAACCTGCGGCAAAATTTTGGAAGCGATCTTTGATAGTTGTTTTTTGCTCTGGGACTGTAAAAGCCTGATTCATTCCAGAACTTACGCTAGGCTGACGCATTGCAAGCTGCTGATTTCCTTTAGGAAGCCCTGCAAGCATTTGTTCAAATTCTTCATCAGTCATTTAATTATACCTTTACCTATAATTATCCAATTCCAGCCAAGGCTTTTCCAGCTTGACCAAATACAGATCCAGCAGCGTTTTGACCGTTTGACCCAATTACTCCTTTGCTTAACATACCACTAACCTGACTTGTTTGGCCTAACCCAGACGGATCGTAAGCTGCTCCAGTTCCTGTAGCTACGCCTGCTAACTGACCAGCCGTACCGCCTATCATGTTAGACATACCAGCACCTGCGCCGCCTTGAATGCCTGCTAAAATGTTAGCCTGCTGACCTATCAGATCAGACATCCCAATGCCTTGATCTCCTTGATACTGAGCAAGCGCATTAATTTGATTAGTAATATTACCAGCAATGTCACGACCTGCTTGCATTCTGTTTTGAGCAAGAGCACCACCTGTGCCATATAAGTAATCACCAACTGTCATGCCACCAGTTAGACTAATATCACCCAACTGCCTACCAGCTTGAGAGGCTAATTGAGACTGGGCTAGTGATCTTCCACTTGCTATATCAGATAGCTGAGAACCTGCACCTGTTAAGGCTCGCATTCCTTCCGTGCCGCCAGTAACGCCTAACTGACCTAACTGCTGACCTGCTCCTGTTAAGGTACTAAGTCCTTGCTGCCCTGCAAGTGTTCCTAATCCTGCTAATTGCTGACCTGTACCTAGCTGAGATGAAGCCATTAAATTTCTTTGATCTGCTACCTGCTGTGCGGCCTGCCTTTGTATATCAGCTTGCGTTATTGCTCCCTGAGCAGCTAATTGACCAGCAGTACCACTAGCACCCAAACCTTGCGACCCTAAAGCTTGAAGGTTAGCTATTTGATTTTGTAGATCTTGAGAAGCTAGGCCAGTGTTAAATCTGGATAACTCCTTCATTACATTGCCACCGCCAACACCGCCTCTTGCTGCTGCTGTTCTGAGTGCAGCTCTTTCTCCTTGCTCTCGGAGAAACTGTTGTTGTGGACTTGCTTGAAAAGCTTGATTAAAAGCTTCTTGACCTAAAGCACCTGATAGCGCCGCTTGTTGTTGAAGCGCTGCTGTACCTGCTTGGCGATAAGGATCAAGCATTTGACCTGCTTGCCCAAACGCCTGACCAACTTGCTGAGACGCAAGATCACGCGCTGCCGTAACATCACCTAATCCTGCAGAATACTGACGATTCGCTGCTTCTTGAGCCGCTTGCAGATCTGTTCTTGCACCGCCTAGACCTTGATACAAAGCACCTAGCCCAGCTTGCGAACCACCTAAAATATCTCTTCTAGCTGCGCCTAATCCTGTTCCTAAAGCATTTAAACCTAGCCCAGTGCCAGACTGTACCATTTGGCCTGCTTCTTGAGCGCCTTGCGCTAAATCTTGACGAGCTATTTGAGTACCACCAAGAATGTCTGATCTTGCTTGGCCTGCTCCTGACTCAATGGCTTGTGCAGCAGCCGTAACACCGCCTGCTAGAGCACGTTCAGCTCCAGCTAAACCAGTTTGACCTCCTGTGCCTGCAGCGCCTGCTACAGCCGTTGGAGAGGCTACAGAGCCTGTTCCTGACGTAACTCCTGCACCAGTTCCTCCAGCTACTTCAGTTCCTCCAGTGACCGCTGCGCCACCTGTGCTTCCTTTGGCTGCATTATACGCTGTTTGAACTTCCGCTAACGGAATGCCTGTGGCTCTTGCCATATCATCAACAGTCAGCCCAAGATTATCCATATATCCAGCAATCTGCTCTGCAGAGTCCGTAGTTTCAGCCGCATATCGCTTTAATAAATTATCTGGAATACCGTTAGGAAAGTCTGCTTTTGCTTTTTCTAATCCACCTCTAGCAATGTCCTCAATTTGTGCAAGCTCTTGAGCGCGAGTGTATCTAATCGTTGCTTCATCAACAGGAACATTCAAAGCAGCAGCAAGCTGACCAACATCAACACCTTGCTTAATTATTTCTCTGTAAATATCTTGATCGTTGGTTGCTTGACCAGAGGCCATGTAATCCATGACGTTTTCAAGGCCTGTTTTATCAGCTACCACAGTATCAGCAATTTCTTTTTTCGCAGCGTCTGTAGCTGCAGCTTGAGCAACATTAGCCGTAGACTGTGCCTCACTTTGTGTCGATATAGCTGTATCATAAGCTTTTTGTGCATTTGCAACAGGAACACCTAAAGTATTAGCAACAGAGCTAAGATCTGCCCCAGTTCTTTGTATTAATGCAGCAACTTCCTCAACAGAAGCGTTTGGATTGTTTTGGACAAAATTAACAACAGTAGATTCGGCCGTTGGAATGCTAACGCCTATACCACTTAAAGCTTCTGCCATTGCCTGCTCTTCTTCTTGTCTCATTATAACCGCCCCATGTTTTGAAGCTCTGCAAGAGTTGCTTCATCTATACCCATGCCAGCTAATGGATTTACTCCACCCATCCGCATCATTTGAGCTTGTTGATTTCGATACTCAGGAGTTAGATGCTGCATTACTGGATCTATTGTTGTTGCTTCACCCAAATAAGCAGGATTAGCAACAGCATCTGGTAATTTTTGTTGAGCAAAAGACATATCATAACTACCTTGATATGGTTTCAAAGCAGCATAATTAACATCACCGCCTCTTATTGCTTGCTCATACATTGGCATACCTGATAACAAAGATTGTTGAGCAGCTACATTACCACCAACAAACGCATTAGCTTGTTGAGGCATTGTCTGACCATAAACATCAAGACCAGCTTGCTGACCTGCCGTCATTGCCGCATATTGACTAGGCATCGCCTTTCTTATATCAGCCCTGCCCATAGCTTCTTGACGCGCTAAAAAATCTCGCAATAGTTGATTGGATTTTTCTTGACGCTCAATGCCTTCATCAGACTCACCGCCAAACAATGTTTTAACTAACTTAGTCATACCTAGTCTCCAACTCTTGCCTCGTTATACCAAGCAACCATTGATCATGTATTTTTCCGTTCTTTTTAAAAGACTGCCTTATAGTGCCTTCAATCTTCATTCCGCATTGTACTGCAAACATTTTAGCATTTGGAAAACAAGTAGCAATTTCTGCGTTTACTTTGGCGTACTTTGTATGCTTAGTAATCCATGTAAAAAATTCTTTTGCACCTTTATAAGCTTTCTTTCCTCTAAACTTTTTTAATATCATTGGATGAACCTCTAATGTTATGCCGTTTCTTAACTCAGCCATCCAAATACCACAAATATCATTTTCTTCTGTATGAACAAACCATCCAGAGTTCATATCAGGAATCCATTCATCCCTACTTAAATCATCTTCTTTTATTTCATCAAATACTTCGGATTCTGTAATAAATTTTGTAATAAATTCAACATCTGATGTTCTAGTTATCAAACTAAAATCCATCCNTGTTTTTTATTACCACCAATATTTGGNAGCATTTTTCTGTATTGTATAGCTCCTGCNCCTCCAGAACTATCTAAATACAAGCTGTACTGAACCGCCTCTACTACACCTTCTGGAGTGCCAGTTCCAACAATCGGAATGCTTAAAGACGCCTCTTGAGTAAACTGCCTAAACGCCTGACTCATGGTCAAATTATCTTCTACTATAGGTTGCCCAACATTTAACTTATAACTCATTGAGAGGCCTCTATGTCAGCCGTAAGCTGTATAATTACAGGCTTTACAGGATCACTCATTGTAAACTTAAATAACTCAAATCTACTGGCTCTTCCGTTTCTGCGCCAAATCGGTCTATGGTTGTATTCACCTATCTTGCCAATACTTCTAAATCTAGTGTCGGACCATGTTTTTGCGTTGCGACTTCTAGCCATACCAATTTGTGGATTTGTAGAGGCTGCGTTGCCTACACCACTTTCAACAGTCAGTTCTATTTCAGGAACAACAAATGAATCCATGTTGTTTTGAAATGGTTGCGTAACTACAGACCGCCTTATTGGTGTGCCATATTCTGTGTAGAAATCAGCATCAAGACTACCTATCCTGCCGTCTATCAAATCACCTGCCCATATTTGATTATAAGCTCTAACCAACGCTGTAACACGGTAGGCGCCAAGATCTCCACCAATAACAGATTTACGCTCATGCCAGCGTTTAGTAATAATGTCATAGACTAAAGCGCCACTAGGTATTGCGAAACCAACAAAGTAAGCGCCTTTTTCTGCGTATCCCCACGAAAATATGTCTGAGATTTGATCCTGAGTAAGATTGCTTAACTCTTTGTCTATTGCCGTGGTTGATATTTTTGTTACGTTGTTTCCTTGAAGAGTCCAGATTGCTGGTGACTCGTTCTGACCAGCGCCAATAAATACAAAAGTGTCTTGCAAGGATTGAATGCTAAACGGACTTACTATGCCTTTCGACAGGAACAAGCCAGTTCGCTGAAATGGGAAGTCAGCACCGCCAATGTTTTGAAATGCTTCGATCGTCTGCGAACCACCGATAAATAATTGGTTTTTAAATACAATTGGAGCAACTATCTCGTCTGGATCTGACTCAGCAGTTCCAAAATCTAAAGCGTTATAAGCAAGACCATTATTCAAAGCGCTTACAATAAACTTTTTACTATCAGTAGTAAGGCAAAAGAATCCATCAACAAACACTACAAGCTGAGGATTTCCGTTAGCTGTGAAGTCAGAGTCTGTAATTTGAGAAAAAGTATCAGTGACATGATTATAAATATACCCATTGCCACTTGGAACAAGAACAAGAAGCTGAGTTCCGTTATCTGCCATTGACACACGAGTAGTGCCTGCAATCTCACCAATAAACGTAAGTGTATAATCAGCAGCCATACTGTAAAGTTTTGACGCTATAACAAAGTACGGCACACCATTCATCTCGTGTGCACCTCTGTTACCAGTTAAGCTATTGGCGTTTGCGACCTCTTCAAGCCCAGCAGTACCGTACAATGTCTCTTGATTAAGCGCAGGAGCTTGAGCAATGTTTGGGTAAAAGTTGACGCATTCTTGAGCAGAGATAGGCAAACTATCGCTCTCATAAAACCCATTTGCTATCGGCAGTACAACTTTAGGCATTTAGGAAACTCCGAACAAACAGTCCGTTACAGTAATGTTGTTAGTGCTTGTTCCGTTAGCAACAAATACCTCAAGATAATCAGACGCAGTAACAGGCACATTGAAAAACAAACCTACATTACCGCCTTCGTTAGAGCTTACGGTTCTTGTAATCTTTGCTGAAGTTACTAACGATCCATTTTTAGCAAACTGAACTGTAACATCTTGATTAGTGCCTACTACATCTAAAGTCAAAGAGGCATTAACATTTACCGTTGCAGCCGTGCTGCCAGTGTAAGTAATCTTTCCAGTTGTATCAGCAGTAAAGTTTGCGACAGTTCCAACAACAAAAGTTCCTGCCACTTTTACTCCAACATTCTGTGTAGCAATCGTTGTTGCAGTGCTGTTACCGTGCATAGAAACTTGCGCGTTTGTTACATCAGCAATAGAAGTAATCTGTATCCCTGTTGAGTTTACTGCGCTAAGGCTTATGCCTGATCCAGCGACCAAACTAGCAATCGTAGGTGATGCGGCTGTTGTATTTAGTAAAACAGGAAACCCATTAGCTGCAGCGGTAAAATTATGACTAATAACAGCACCATCACTTGCTGAAACAGAAGTAACTATGCCCGAACCGTTTTCTAAATTTCTAATTTTGTTGATTGTTCCGTCAACATTTAAAACTGGAGTACCTGTTCCAGAACCAACAGAAACAATACTGCCTGTAACTCCTAAACCAGACACAAAATTGTTGTACGATATTCTATAGTTTGTGTTATTTACAAAGTAGTCCATAAAAGAACTAGCAAGGACCGTATCCTGTGCTACAAAGTCCGACTTCTTGCGTCCATCTGCTCTCTTAACCATTAGTATTTGTCTCCAAAGCTATAGCGCCAGTTGTTTCAGCAAGAATAGATGACTCTTGGTCTGGGAAAAAATGACCACTTAAACCAAAATCGTTGTTCTCATTACCAGAACCAATCGGCAAAGTACACGGATACTTGCTTTTGCCCATGCTTTGACCTATTAGACGCATGGTGTTAAATCCATCTCTAGCCGCTTTTGCCAGCCCTGCTGAAATAACGCCATTATAATCTGGCGCAACTTCTACAGCCATGTTAGCTATTAATCCACGCAACGCGCCTGTTGGTATAGTTACTTCATCACCTAAATCAGACACAGTAGTGTATCCAAGCTGAACGCCAGAGGCATCTAACTCAGACATATAATTATTCATTGAGAATATAAAGTCTTGAAACTCGTCAGGCTCAAGCGGAGCCTCACTAGCCTGTACAAGTATTCTCTGTAGGGATGCCTTTGCAACTTGCGCTACAGTAGCCATTATTCGTATGTCGCTTTTGTCATTGACTTTTTAACCTTTCCAGATTTTTTTGGTTTTGTGTTTTTATTTAATTCTGATTTGTGAAACACTCTTACACTTGCGCTTGTATGCGTATTTCCTGTATGTACAGTGCCATCAGCCATAGTATGAGTCGGGCCATTGTACTGCTTACCTGCTGCTGTGAAATGTTTTACGCCTTTAGCCATTACAGACTCCTATTCGTATGTAGCTCCTGTTTTAACCATCTTATTGGCTTTTTTAGTTTTTTTCTTTTTTGCCTTATTAGCAGCTTTCATGCCTGTTTTGGTATATGGGAACTTTTGACCATTGACGTTTGGCATATATCACCTCATTCAAATGTTGGTTTAGCGGTCTTTTTTGACTTTGCAAAATCAGCGTTGCTCGGCGCTCCTTTGCTTCCTTTTTTTCTCATGCGCTCTGGAGTTCTACCAGCAGCTTTTTGAGCTTTTATCCTTTTTCTTTTTTTGTGGATGTTTGCATACAAACCATTACTCATAAGTAGCTCCATTCCTTATAGACTTTGTACCTTTACACTTCCAGCGTTTCCTAGATAACCGTAAAGGAGAGTTTGGATCTTTAGCTGCTTTAGGGAATTTTTTCATCTGCGCCATTGACCTAGCGCAATAAGCATCAGCTTTTTTAGTTCCTGCTCTTACTCTTGGTCCTCCGTCAGAAGCCTCACCAGCCTGTCCATAGCTTATTCTGCGGCCTGTAGAGGTCACCTTTACTTTTGCTTTGCCTTGTCTTGGTTTTGCCATAACAATTAAAAAAAACTGGGAGCCGAAGCTCCCAGAATCCTACAAGGATTATGTACCGTAACCTTGACCTGCAAAGTTAGGATTAAAGCAAGCATAAGCAGGCAGAAGGTCAAAACGAATCTTCTGCTGGTTAGTATCACCGTCTGAATACTTACTAACTCGGATAGACATACCATCACCAGTAGTAGCAATAGTGTCTGTAGAGTAAAGCTTAGGCAGCTTAACAGTTCCAAGACCAAAAGCTTGCTTGGTATAGAACAGGTTAGGCTGATAGATAGTTGACGCAGCACCGAGAATTGTTACAGCAGCATCATTAGCTGGAGCAGCATCAACTGTGTTGTATTGACCAGCAGCTTCATAAATCGCAGCGCCAGAAACAACAATCGTAGCCTCATTACCAGCGATAGTAACGTCTGATAATACTGTGCCAGTCCAAGGAACTGCAGCACCAGCAGCGTCAAGCATTACTTCGCGTGTAGCGATGTTCAACTTATTAACACCAGCTATTTGAACTTGATCACCAGCTTTTATAGTGCCAGTTCCCAAAGCGTCAAGCACCAAAGTCTGTTGCATTGTGTCCTTAGCTGCCACATAAGTAGCGTTAGGAGCACCTTTTAATGCACCAGTACGGTCAGTAGTTGTGCCTGATGTGTAGCTGCTAAGAGCGTTAGAAGTCAAAGCTCTCATACCACCAAAGTTGGCAGAAATCTGAGAATTCTCCCACGCCGTGCGAACAAGACCATCTGAAGCGTTCAAACCATTCTGCGCTGATGAAAGCGAAGTAGTTGTGAACGGATTCATTAGATAATACTTCTCGTCAGCCATTGGAACACCAGCACTGTCCATCATAGCGCCAGCACCAGCAACATCGCCCCAAGCATCGACAGCAGTGCCACGATTACCATAGTTTAGGCCTGTATTAGTCCTCATAAATGCGCCAAGATCTAACTCAAGGTCAGTTACAATGCGGCGAGCCATTGGCTCAAGGATTTGATCTAATTGATCTAGTTCAAGCGCTTCTTCAACATTTCCCCACTCAGTGGCGGCTGTGAAGTAATTTTGAACCGTACCAGTTGCTTTACCAGCAATGATATCTGACTTAGCTTGACCAGTAAGGTCACCGCCAGCAGTTCGGATTGTGTTGTAGTCGTGAGGACGTTTAAAGTCTACATTACTACCACTTGAAGGATTGAATTTACCTGACAACAACTGAGTGTTGACAGTCTTTGTTACTACACGAGAAGCTTCAAACGCATCTAAAAAAACACGAGCGACTTTCCGTGTGACGTTGCTATTAAGATTATTAGCCATTTTCGTATCACCTCATTCATTCAAAAGTTGCTCCTTTCGGACCACCAGCTCTGGGACTTACCCCAGCACCTTTCGGTGTGTCTAGTGGATCAGGAGCGGCATTAACACTAGGTTTAAGTTTTCGAGCTTTTGGCATAATGTTCTGATCTAAATGCAGCAGAGCCTTGTTTAGAGGCATATTTGCTAAGTTGTCTAGCTCCAGCAAATTCTCTCCTAAGTACAGCGTTCCAAGACTACCATCATCCAAGTCAAGCAAATGATCTTGCAGCATGGGATTCATCCCAAACTGATGTATCTTGTTAGCCGCAATTTGAAGATCTTGTGACTGAACGCCAAGCTTTTTAGCTCTTTCTGCGTATATCGCAATCTTCTCATTCTGCGCTTTCATTGCCTCATCGTGCTGCTTTTTTTGCAATTCTATCTGCTGGCTTTCTATAGCCTGCTGACGCGCATCAAAATCAGCTCGTTTCGCAATAGCCTCATCACGCTGTCTGATCTGATCCTGCACTTCTCTATCTGAGAGAGCATAGAAATCAGGTACTTTCGGCACTTCAGGCGGCTGTTCTTTCGGAATCTTAGCCTCTAGCTCTTGTAAACGTTTTCGATATTCTTCGGCTTGACGCTCTGCTTCTCGCGCCTTCCAAGTCTTATCAGCCATCGCTTTGTCAAAAACTTTCTGCTGTTCTTCATCAAAAACAGGTTTAGTGGATTTTTCTTGGCCTTCGCCAGTATCCGTTGATGATTCGGCGCCAGTCTCCTGACCTTCAGTTTCTACCTCTTCAAGCTCAATATCTTGAGCCTCATCAAGCGTATCGTCTGGTTGCATCGTCTTTACCTATGTAATGCCGTCAAATAAACGGTGACGTTCCGTGCCTCCAAGAAAGCGTGGAGTGCGCTATGGTCTAAATATATCATATTTTGTTAGAAAGCAATACTTTTGTTATTGCGCCCTACGAGCTTCTATATCTCTAAGCATTTCTTCAGTTATTACGCCGCCTCTTGTGCCACGCCGTAGTGTATATTGTTCTTTAGCTAAAGTAGCTGGATCAGCTCTAAGCAGAGAATCAACACTATCAAATCCTCTGGCGCTTACAAGATCAGGCATTAACTCAAAAACATTAATATCCTGCTCTCTTAAAATGCCCTCTGGCCTTCCTGCCAATCCCTGCCCATAAGTTCGATGGCCCGATACCTCAAACCTTGTATCGCCATACGGATTAGCAACACCAACATTTTGCAGATTAAAGTCTGGAGCATTATATTGAGCGCGGTCCGTAACTGCGAGCCTAGCTTGACCTATGCCTAAGCCTCCCTCATTTCTCAAGTCTCTATCCATCACTTGTAATAATGACTTTCTGGGATTTCCTTTCATTTCTCTAATCTGATCTATACTTTCAGGATTATCTATTCCTTTCCAAGTTGGATAAAATTCTTTTATTGTTTTGTCAGCTTGCTGCTTTGCTTTCTTTGAAACAGCATTTCTAGCGTGAGTTACCATTACTTCTCCTGTCATGGTAGAAAAGTCTCCACCGCTTGGAGCCATTCGGTAAGGCAGCATTAGTATTTCATCAGCTATTGGCTTTCCATCTAATCCCATAAATGAGTTTATAAAAGCCGATGTTGCTCCTCTGTCTTGCGCCCAGACTTGTCCTTCTCTACCTACTGGGTTAGCAAACATAAAGTCTTGACCGCCTTGTAACTCTACAGGTAAATCATAATCAACGCCTTCGACTCCAGTAATACGCGATCCAGCTTTTGTTCTGTCTGCCATTGTTATTCTAAATGGCTTTCCTTCATAATCAAAAATGCTAACTTCAGGACGTAAAATAGGAGAACCTTCATATATTAGCTCAGTGTCTGCAATCCTTTGTTGCTCCTTCGCCCTGTCATCAAACCTTGGATCAAAGCCTTCATCTCCTATGCGGAAAGACTCACGTAACGCTGATCCTCCAGCAATAGTCGAGCCTTGCCTGCCGCCGCCTGAGTACAAAATCATATCGCTACTAGACATTGCAGGATCAAATCTAGCGTTTACTGAGCGAACGTCTTTAGGATCAAATACCATTACCTCGTCCATAAATTGGACGCCTGAAAATCCTTGGTTTTTTAGCAGTCTTTGTGTTTCATTTTGAATGTCATTTCTGATTCTTATCTTAGTCTCAATATCAGGCGCTCTACCTCTTGCTATATTGAGATTTTTTGTGGCTGCTCTATAAGCTGCGTCATAATCTGTCTCTGTTGCAATATTGCCTCTGGCATACAAAGACATAGCCCTAGCATTCTCGTCATATGCGCCAGACATATCTCTCTTTTTTCTTATATATCTATCTCCATATTCGTTGTCTGGTGAAGTGTAGATACCTCTTCCAAGCTTTGTTTGTACGTTTTCAGGAGATATAGAAAGTTGATTAAACTCACCACCATCTTCTAACTTATCAGTGTAGTGATATAGAGGACGATCAGTGTTAAAACCAAGGTCTTGCGCTCTTTGCATTCTTGCCGAACTAGACATATCTAGAGGCACTTTTGATAACGACCTGCTTGCTCCAGCACCTCCCATAACTAAAGCAGGATCAAAATCGGTTATCTGACCAGTCTCAGGATTATAAGTAGTACCGCCTGCCATGCCTGCTTCATATTGATCAACAGCATAGTCACCAAGGCCTTCAATCATGCCTCGGACCGCGCTAACAGCCTTACCAGCAGCCTCTGACTGTTCGTTAGCATCACCTAAAAATAAGTCATTGAGAAACGACGCAGCGGATCTAGCACCTCTAACTACAGGAGTATACGAAAAGTCTATCTCAGACTCTCCGTATTGAGCAGGTATATTTTGTACAATAGCCTCGCCGCTTGGCCTGTAACCAATTATCTGCGACTCTTCTGGACTTAGTATTTCTCTGCGCTCAGGCATAAAAAAAGCAGCCAACGCACTTTCGCCGCCGTACTTATACCTTGGTTCAGCCATTCTGCATTCTCGCTATCTCTGAATCAGACATATACCTCATCGCTCTGCGCTGGGCCTCAGCTCGCTGCCTCTCTGCGTCAGCACGTTGCCTATCCATCATGTCAGCCATCTTTTCTTGATTATCTAGCTGATCACCTACAGACTTAACTTGAGAGTGGTTGACCGTGGCGTTGGCCTGCTGTGCTTTAATCTCAGTGTCCATGCGCTTGGTTTCAGCGTTAAAGATGTCTATTTGATTGTCGGCCTGATCGCCTTGCATNTGCGTTTGTAGCTTCTGAGCCTCTAGCTGTAGCTTCATCTGNTCGTTCTGCAGCTTTGCTTGCTCTATCTGTGCTCGCATCATCTCAGCTTCAGCCTTCATTTGCTCGGCCATCGCCAAAACCATATTTGGATCTTGCTGTGGCTCGCCTTGCTGCTGCACCGTTGCTTCTAACTCATCTCCAGTCATTTGTTCTTGAGGTATCAAGCCAGCGGCTATCATCTGTGCGCGTTTGCGGTCAGAGATTTGTTGTGCTGAAGCAGTAGCAACATTGTCTAGCAATACGTCACCAGCAATTTGTAATATTGTTGGATCAACTTTTGCTATCTCAATAATAGTCTCAATGGTTTCTTGTTGCCTATTCTTGAAGCTTGCGCCAGCTTTTACTTGTACGTCGTAATTGCCAACTGAGAGATCGTTTACAACCTTTACTTCGCCTGTAGCTTGATCAACTACTTTCTGATTGATATCTGCAACGTCATAAGTGTTATCTTCCTTCAGCAGCCTTACAGTGCGTTGTGAGTCATATATTTGTGGTATAGCGGATACTAATATTCTTCCAGTAGCACGGATACCAAACTCTAAGGCTTTAAAGTATTTGATCGTAGAGTTATCGCCTTTATTCTGCAATGCGTTGATCGCAACACCAGACTGATTCTGTGGATTGTCTCCCATATTGCTAGAAAACATACCAGATGCGTAAGTAATCATGCCTCGCATAGCTTCTGACATAGTGCGAAGAGCTGGATTAATCTGTGCTCCACCTTGTTGTTGCGGAACTTGTGGAAACTCAGGATCTACATTGAAAAACTGAACAGGATCATGATTAGTGTTAAGTGTCTGCAGTGAATCCTCATGGCCTGCAGCCTGTCCCATAGTCATCCAATACTTAGCTCTTGGAGCAAGGCTAGTCTCTGCAACCTCACGGCTGACTGAGTAGTTCAGCACTCGCTGCGAGTCCATCAGCTTCTCTACAAGTCCCCAGAATATTGTTTTGTTTTCAAATATTTTGTAGTTAGCGTAGATAGGAACCACTGGAATCATGTTAAAGACAGTCTCTTTCTTTTCTTCAAGCCAATCACTAGCGTCAAATAACCGTGAACATACCGACTTTTTGACACGTTTACGTCTACGGATTTCTGTAACATCGATTCCTTTTAGGTCATCCACTACCTGTTCAAAGTCATCATTAACTTCATGGACGTTACCGTTCGACATCATTACCAATTCGCGCTCTTCCTCCTCGCAATAGAGCAACTCACCAATAACTACAACCTCAGCCTTATCATAGTAGGCCTCACCATCACGGCCTTCATCTACCGACTCCCCTGAACCTTCAGGCCATCTCCTGTCATATTCATCCTTACCAATAGCGTGCAGAACAAAGCAATACCGACTATCAGACTTATCTTGCTTCTCAGCGGCAGGATCAAACCAAACACGGTCCAAAGCATTGCCAACAGGCTCAATGAATAAATCTTGGTCAAAACTGTCCTGACTGACATATTTGTGTACAACACGCCAAGCGCCAAAGCCTGAAGTCACCATGTTTCGGGCTGAATGACTATAAACCTCTTTAGCATCAGACATGGACTCAATGTTTCTAACTATCCCTGAGTAAGTGTTACTTATGTCTTTAGTGCTGTTACCGCCTGCAGGAGAGACTTGCACGTCAAAAGACGCTTGTTCTATTTCTGAGCACACTTGATCAATAATAGGATTTACCATATCAAAGCTGTATCTCGGAGACTTTGCCTCCCCAGCGTTAGAGTACCAATACGGCTCCCATGCGCCATCTCGCTTATCTACAAACAAAACCGCTTCACGCGCATTATCACGCAAGTCTTGATCTGCTTCCTGCGATGCCGCTAAAAGACCAGCTACATATTCATGGTCAGAATACTTGCTAGAATCATAAACATCTTCGCCATATTCTTTTTTGTTGTCTTTTTCGTATTCGTAGTTGTCTTTATCCATGATTTTTCCAGCCGCTAAAATTTAAAACAACCTTCTGTTGGTTGATATGTTTAGGAGAGTGGAGCGACATCATCAGCGCATCACCCATGTTTGGAGAAGGAAGCCTATACGGAGGCCTTGCCATCTCTGCCTTGCTTAGAATCTGTATCTTGCCAGCGTTGTTTCGTTTTAACGGTATACGGCAAACCTCAGCTCTGAGCTGCTCTAAAACAGGAATCTCTGAGGATAAGCTTATCATATCCTCTGGATTGACATACTCGCCTTTTTCTACCGCTCTATGAGTTGCTTCAAACCTATCTCTTAAACGCCACCAATACTGTGCTCGCTTGTTTCTAAAGGTTTCTCGGTTATTCTTGTTACGCTGCGAACCGCCTGTGGTATATGGCATCTCTGGATCTTCAGGAGACTCAGAGCCTTTAAACATACTGTACTTAATGCCATTCTTGTTCGCTAAAGCTTGATCTACCTGCCGCTTGAGAGAAACGCCTAAGCCGTCAGCATCCCACACAAAGTGATCGGCATTAGCTGCTAGAGCTTTATCAAGCGCCCAGTCCATGCCTTCACCAGCATCACCTGTTACCATTTCACACACATCTAAAATTACATTGCCGTGACGCAAACAGAAACCTTTACTGTCGGATCCCTCGTCTGACGGATCATGTGATGCAATGATTGCGCCTTCTGGCTTCCATCCTAACTTTATATGTGCATCTTGCGCGGCTAAGAACCATTCTACAGGTATTATGCTGTCATGGTGCTCATCATAGGTTTCTCCCTCCCATACATGAGCGTAGAGAGCCGCTGACATATTCTTCTGATCATATAACCTCTCCTGCTCTAAAACGTCTGGAAACGCAGGATTATCGCTGTAATTCATCCATATGATGCAGTGCTGTGAGTCTCTGTATATACCGTCTCTGCGTAGCTCTTTTTCAAATGGTTTAACAAAGCGAGTGTAAAAAGGATCAGCAGCAGACCTTGGATTTGCTGCCATCCAGATCTCTGAACCTGCGGTCCTGAGTGTTGGTGTCAACGCTTTAAGGCTGGCTTCTGATATAGTCTGCGCCTCCTCTACAAAGATTCGACTGAAGTTGTGATAAGACTTGACTGACTCTGGTGACCTCGCAAGGCCGATATACTTAAATGCTGTTTCGTTTTGGTAGCGGATCTCGTTGCGCTGTATCTCAAAGCCTTTTAGGTCTAGCCGCTCTATCTCTGCAGATAGTAGGGCGTGAACTGAATCATCTATACTGGCTTGGAACTCTCTAGCGCATAAAGTCTTTATTCCATGCGACTGAGCTGCAAGGAGGCACAGATCAGCCATTGTCATGCTTTTACTAGCTCCTCTACCACCAAGACAGATTTTGTAGCGAGAAGGCTCAAGCAACGGTAGCATCTTCTTCGGTATCTGCATCTTAGGCATTATTC